CTCGCGACCGAATGATCGCTCGACTTCCAGCTCACTCGATACTGACATCTCGACGCGCCGATCATCTTTTTCCTCGATCTCGGCGTGTTCCATCCGATGAAATACCTCGGATTTGGAGAGTCGCTCCTCGTCATAATCGCCGCCAGATTCCTCGATCTCGGGCTCCTCTTCGGGCTCCTCGATCATTGGCTTCGCGAATGTGATGATGATTTCGTCATCGGTCTCGACGACCTCTTTGATATGTCGCTGTTCCACTGCGGCATCCTCTGATTTTTCAATCTCGCCAGTATACCCCGCCTTTTCGTTTTCATCATCAGATGCCAGCGGATGCCCCGCCGGGAAAAGGTCGGTATCGTGTTTTCCGCCCTGGAATCGGTCGTTCTTCATCGCAAACAAAAACGAATTGACCCTCGCATAGCCCCATTGCTCCGGGGAGCCGACGCCAGGGCGCACCGATTCCGGGTTTGTCTTATAGGCGCCAATGCCGCGCTCCATTACTTCGCGCAACATCCCGAGCGTCACCCGCCGCAGCGGATCGTCGCCGACCTCCTCGTTGTGTTCGTCGCGCTTGTTCTTGAGCGCTGTTTCGACCTGATCGGAGAGCTGGCGGTCCTCTTTCTTTCCTTCCAGCTTTTTAATCAGCTCGAGAATCGCATCCTTCATGCCTTGCTCGCCGAGCGTACCGATGACGCCCCATTTCATCTGCGCCACGACCCCGGCGACGTTGCTTTTGTTCGGCTCATCGCTCGATAAATGGGCGCCATCCTCAAAATGGCGCGCTGCCCAGGCTTCCCGCTCCTTGATCCAGTCCAGAACTGAATCGGCCTCGTCGCCATCCCGCGCGCGCCCCCATAACCGGAAAGCGTCATTGCCCCGGACATTCCCGCCCAGCGCCCATACTTCGGAATTGAATTCCTTAATATTTTCCGCGAATTCTCTGTCGAACTGCGGATATTCGGAGTTTCGCAACGATATTTTCAGATCATCGCCCTTCTGGGGGAAGTCAGTCGCCATCGGAATCCTCAGTCATCGCATCAAATGATTCGCCGGTCATCAGATTGATTTTGCCGGGTCCGTAGGGCGATTGTCCGCCGCCAAACGGCTCGAACGCTAGTTTCAGACCAAACTGCTCGGCGAGCTGCTTATCTCGAGCGACCTGGGAGAATACCTCCTCGACATCCCGACCGTATACGTTCGCGACGTCCTGGAGCGATATCAGGCCATTTTGCAGGGCGACGACATGGGCATTGATCTCTTTCTGCGGATCGACCCAGGCAAATCCGCGCGGTCGGAACTGCGACGCGCTGGCGAACTTGTCGAACTTATCGATGGGCAGATTAACCGAGCCAATCGTGAACGCATTAATCAGCCATTTTTCATATATCGGCATAACGAAATGCGTTATCAGATAGCTCTGAATCATTTTGTAAAAGTCGCGGTCCTCGATGCTGCCCTGCCGGATGCTCGAATAGCTGGTCTGCGTCAGATCATTCGCCAGCGAGTGATATGAAACGCCGAGCCCCGACGCGATGCCGCGCAGGATCGATTTCTCGAAATCACCGAACGCGCTCGTCGGATGCGACGGGTCCCAGGGTTGGAACTCGACATCCCTCGGGAGCTGAAAGAATGAGCCCGGCTCGGCGTCGGTAATCGGGACGACGTTATCCTCGAGATCGTCGCCCATGAAACCCTCGCCGGACCTCGAGACGAAAAAGCCCATTTTGCTCGCAGCAGTGCGCGCAGCGACCAGCTCCGCCTCGCGATACCCGTGCAACATCTTCAGCGACGTCAGCGCGGTCGACATCCAGGGTACGCCGCGCGTTTGCTGGGCGCGGTCGGGCATATACAAATGCAAAATGTTCTCGGCGTCGACTCGCTGGGTCCGCCGGTCGTATTGGTGGAATTGATAATCGCCGGGATGCTCGGTCATCATGTGATATGCGACCGGGCGCCGGTATTGATCGAACTCGACGCCCATCCTGATTTCGTTGCCATTCGGCGCGCGCTCGTTTTTCTCCTCGTCGATCAAGTCGGGCTCGAGGAATTCGAGCGCAAAACGGTCCTGGTTGCCGTCATAGTTGACGACTCGCACCAGCGCCTCGCCATCCCGAGCCATAGACTCGACGACCATCGCCTGCGCGTCGGCGAACGACAGCCGCCCGTCGACCGTGCAGCTCCCGACCTTCGACCATCTTTTCCATTCTTGCTCAATGATGGTGTTGCCGATGGTATCGAGACTGCCGTCGACGTTGGTCGCTTTGACCTGGAGAGACGCCCCACGTTCCCCGACGACGTTGGTTTTTACTAGGTGCAAGTATCGCCGGGCGTATTCGTTATTTCTGGCAAGCTCTCGGCAGCGATTCCGCAGCGTTTTCAGCGAGTACCGCAGCTCCGAATCCGCCGAGCGCTGGGATGTTACAAAGTCAGAAAACAGTCGCCCGGTCGCAGCTCCGTCGAAACCGCGCTTTTTTGCGACCGGCTTCGGCTTGCGTCGGAATATATCGAGCATTCCCATCAGATAAACCTCACCTTAACCGTCGCCGCTGTTTTGCGCCCTAGATGAATCTGCTCGTGTCGCTTTAACGCCAGTACCTCGGCGTTGTAGTAATCGCGCCACTTTATCAGCTCGTCGATGGATAACTTGGTTAGGCTGCGGCCTTGGATTGAATAATTTGAAACGTCGGAATCCGCGCGCCCCTCGAGCAGCGACTCGATTTTCGTCAGCATTTTCTCGGCGTGAATGCGCGGGTCCGCGTTGTTCGCGTCCAGATCGACCAGAATGTCGAACGCGCCCCGGTCGACGACGATCCGATTGCTGTCGGAATCTCGAACGATCTCGAGCTGCCAGTGATAATACCCAGCATTATATGCCGCCGTCGTTGTCGAGTTGGCGGTGAACAAGTAAGCCCCGCCGCTCGCAGTCCCGGCGATTTGGATTTCGCTGGCGCCGCCGCCGGTCACTCTGGCGATATAGGTCGCGGTATATTCGTCGGTCGGGTAGTCAGTTGTAAGGTCGGAGCGTTTCCATTGCACATAATCACCGACAATAAAGTTGAGCGGTTCCCCTTCCGGGGCGCTCGCGGCGTCGAATAGGTTTGCCAATTCCTACCTCCAATTATTTACGAATCCGCCCGACTTCCGATTCGCCTGCCGCTTCCTGGGCTCGGCTTTCTGGCCGTCTCCCTGCGGTCGCTGCTCTGCGATTTTATCCGCTAGTATATTGATATTAATGCCCGAAATATACAGCGCCGCCATAGCATAGCATCGAACGTCAAGCGCTTCATTCCTTCGCCGCCTTTTTACCCATTGTCGCTTTGCATGACCGCGAACGTATCGCGTGACAAGCTGCTCCGCCGTGAGCTGCAAAAAATACTCTGAATCGCGATTATTTGGAAAATGACAGTACCCAGGGCCGGGGTCAGCGATCCGCAGCCGCCCGTGTACCAGCTCTTTCGCAGTATCGGCGCCCAGAGGATACAGTCGCACCTTGCCGATGTTGTTTTTGCTGGGGCGCCCGACCAGGGGACGACCCTCACCGCCGACGCCCTTTATCCCGAACACTCGCCGCGACTCCCGGCCCTTGATATATCGATAGGTCGCCTGAGTGTGGTGTCCGCCGGTATCGATACAAGTCGCGCGAACTGGTAGCTCGCGACCGTCCGCCGTTTCATAGCTCGCAAATAAAACCGCGTCCAGATCAGCCCAAACCTGGGGGCTGCTCGGGTCGCCGGGCAGAATCATATAGTCGAGGCTCCACGTTTCCTCATCCCGCCCGACGCCCACCAGCTCCAGCTCGAGCCGGTCGTCCTGGACGTCGACCCCAGCGACGACCGCAACGACCTCCGCCGGCCAAGTATCGCCCCAATCCTCCGCGCGCTCCTCGAGCATATCCTGATCGACGCTATCGCCTGACTCTTCCCAGGTTTCGGCGAGCGATACGTTTACGAATGTCTGGAGATCACCGCTGCGCTTTTTCTCTAGGAATGACTGCGCGATATCGCCGAGCTTCCGAAAGCATGAATACAGCTCGTTCAAATGATAGCTGGCGTGGCCTCGGAACTCTCTAGCGCCGCGCCATTCGCCGCGCCTGATCGCAGCAATCCGCTCGCCATCGCCCCACATAACGCCGCAGCCGTTGCAGGCGTATTTCGCGGTTTCCGGCTGATCCTCGTCCCATATCACGCTCGCCCACACCAATTTCTGGCGATGATCGCAGCTCGGGCATGGCACATAAAAATGCCGCTGGTCGCCCTGGATATAAGAGTCCTCGATCCAGCTCGCATTTTTTATTGTCGGTGTACTGATCTCGAGCAGCTTCCGCCGGTCGCCGAACGTCGCCGCGCGCTGCCACAGCAGCGATACCGGATGCCCCTCGGTGCTTTTGTCATAGCCGTCAGTCTCGTCGCAAACGATGAAAGGCGCCGAGCGTCCGCGCATTGTCTTAGGCGATCCCGACCAGGAAAACATGAGGAATCCGCCGGGGTAGCTCTTCATGCGCTGATTGTTGACGCCCTCGCGACCTCGAGGCTTTGCAATGAGCCCCTGGAGCTGGTCGTTACTTTCCACCAGCGGATTGAATTTAGTCTCGAGCCATGTCGACAAATCGCCTTGCGACGGCTGCATCATTATTTGGCTTTGCGGGTCTTGCCCTATCTTGAACGCCTGGGCGCATAGCGCGAGCATGGTTTTCCCGACCTGGGCGCTCCACATCAGCGTGATCCGCTGGCATTCCGGGTTAGCGGTCATATCCAGCGGCTCCCGCTGGTACGGCGCGTGATCGAACCGGATCAGACCGGGGACCGCGTTACCAATCGGAACTCGGACGTTCTGCTCCGCCCATTCGCTCGGCTTCAGATTCGGCGGCGGCTTTAGGTGACGCGCTGCGGAGCGGATCGTTCGCCGTAGTCCGTCGAAATTGCTGAACTCACTCGTCATCGTCGTCGGGCTCCAGGTCAAAGTCGCCCAGCGACTCGAGCGCCTGGTCGATCTCTTTCAGAATCACGGCCTTGATCCGCGTCTCGCTTTCTTCGCCCAGGATGGCAGTCGCGACCCGGCTCGGGACCGAGCGGATGTTTGTTTTAACTTCCGCAAACGTATTCGAGAGCGCGCGCTCGAGCTGCGCCAGGGGAACGACCTCGCCCTGGGCTCGCGATAGCTCCAGCTCCACCTTCGCCGTCTCCGCTGCGAGCTTGCGGCGCTTCAGCTCGCGCTCGTCCGCTTGTTCACCGCCGGCAGCGGATTCCTTTGCGCGGCGCTCGAGCCAGGCAGACACCTCCGCCGTGTTGATCTGCCAGGCCTTGCCTCGACTCCCGCGCTGCGCGACCGGCATCCCGCGCTTGATCCAGGCGTCTACGGTAGTGTGCGAGATGCCGAAAAGATCAGCGATCTCCTGGCGTGTTACGTTTTTTCCCCTAGTTGTTACCGGCACGTTACCATTATTCCCAAATTCCCAAACCCTCGCAGAATGCAAACACCGCGCTCGCGAATCACC